GCCCATTTCGTTAGGAGTCATCATGAACATCTCTCGATCTTCAATTTCAATCTCCATACCGTATTTAGTCGATGCTTCTTGAGCTACTTTTGCTGCGATTGCTTTACGCTCCGCTACCGACCAAGCCCGTTTCATGTAGAAATCATCTTGGCGTAATCCGCGAGCCTCTAAAACCTCGTCTAGGTTGCGTGATCCCGTGCGTAACTCTTCTAGTTCCATCTTGGATTCTCTACCATCATCTACCGATAATCTAGGCGGTTTTGAGAAATCCCAAAGAGTCGGAGCGGATAGTTTCGGAACTCGTCCTTGTTCGGCAAATACTGAATAAGCCCACGTTAAAGCTCTTCTAGCCGCATACCATAGTTGACCTTGGCGTTTGGTTACGAAACGGCGGCATTTAACAATCTCGCCCCGCTCCGATGTGCCTTGTCCTGTTGATTTCCAAACGGAATAAGACCAAACTGGTATAATTGCATCACGAGCAATTCGATCTTGGAATGACTCCCAGATTTCGCCAGGGTTGTCATGTTTGATCTGCTCGATCTTCTCGTTACCCTCCGATGACATATAATAAACGCCGCCAGGGAATGATTGTTGGGTAAATCCTGTATTGCCAGCCGTGTTTTCTAGTAGTGATGTGCGAGGGTCATCTAGGTCTGGTGAACCGTTCTGATTGAATACGGTTAAATGCAGTCTTGAAATAATCTGCTGTCTTACTCGCTCATCCTCTAAGGATAGCAACGACATTTTCAGAGATTCTAAAGCATGGGTAAATGCTGGGTAACCTCGTCCTTGGTCGCAATGCGTGGGGTCAAATATATGAATTACATCCGTTGCAGGAATTGTTACCATATCCTCTTTGCCGTCCTTACCTACGTTAAACTGATAAGCTGCTGGTCTGCCAGATGAATAATAAATAACACCATCACAAATGCGATAACCCCGATATTTACCTTCTTTGACTACTGTGTCGCTACCAGAATAACAACGATGCGAAGGAATCATTTGGATTCTAGGGAAATTATCATCGCCCTTAACCATTAGCCAGAATACGTCTCCAGCGCGGTCAATTTCTACGCTGGTTAGTTCCAACATTTTCCACCAATCGAAAATACCCCCACGGATATCCGCTTGTGGTAACCAAATATCATGCATGAACTTTGCTACTTTATCGCCCTTTTCTTTATCCTGTCCGATATAACTAGGTAACCATGCCTCGCCTACCGAGTAATCCGCTTTCTGCAAAATACAAGCCCTCGGAACTCCCATATTGATAAATAACCGATTGGATAAACTAGCCAATGCCTTACGGTCACTAGATGGGATAAGCCGCTCGATATCATCGTTTCTAACTGCGAATTGAGAACCGCGTCTAGGGTTGTATTCAGCCGCATGAGCGACCTTCCAAGGTTGTCCGTATTGGTCAAGTATCATAGCTTAGAATGTGGATATCTGTGTCGAACTTAAAGTCGTGCAGTTATCAACGCAGTTAATAACCCATCTTAAAAGTTGCAATCGCTGACCCTGAGTCATGCTATGTTTTGTATTAAAGGTCTGCCCGTTAACCGTAGCAGATGTAACTTGAGCCGATGCGTTCTGATCGGTTGCAATAGCCAATGCTAGCGTTTTAGCCTCTTGACGTATCTTCGCGACTGCTCGCGGATCATCCTTAATCGCTAAATAAATTGCATTTCCGTTTGCCGCCAAGCTCATGGCATATCATTGCGTTCTATTGCTGGCAATGTCAATCCTAACTGTTAGAGATCGCTTTCTGTTACTTCAAACGCTAATGCCGCTGCTACTGCGTAAACTAGGCAGTCAAATAAATGGTTAGGTTTACCACCAGGTCTAATCCACCTTGATTTTTCTTCCCCAGTTTCTGGATTCTTCTCAACTATCCGCCGCTCACATCTCATATGGTTTTCAAATGGCTTGGACAAGTCATCTGGAAATTCAATCTGGTTGCCGCTTTTCATCATCCTAGCTAAAACGTCTTTAACTGGATTTGATGCCAAGAACATAAACTTAGCTATGCCGCCCGACTTGGAACTAGCCCTTTTAATTTTAGAGAAAAGTTTCTCAACTGTTTTGCCTTGTGCGTTGGTATGTAAAAAGAAGTTTTTATTACCCTCTCCTTTGATGCCCGTCCATCCGTGCATAACGCAAAGGTCTAGAATTCTATCCTGTTCAAATCCAATATCGATGAATGTTAACGAGCGTTTAACTTGGTATCTATCGCATATCTCTAAAATCCTTTCCTCCCTGCCGCTATCACTAGGAATATAGCCCTCCCATAAGACCTTACAGAATCCGCCTTTAGCCCATGCCGTAATGAGCATCCAGTAATGGTCTCCTCCAGCGTCAATAGTAGCGAATCGATGTATCTCATTCTCGATCTTAACGCCGCCCTCGTATTCCAACTTGGTAAATCCACCGCGTTCTACGATGATCTCAGCATCCGCCATATCCTCGCCCCAGAACTTAGCACGTCTTTTCTGCGTCCATTGTCTAAGCCTATCCGTTACGCCACGCTTGGCTAGTTTTGTAGCCTCTAAGAACTCTTTAACCTCTTCCCGCCAAGGAATCCACCAAACCGCTAAGGAATCGACCCGAAAACCCCTAACTGATTCGTGATGGGCGGGGTTGGTCGTAATATAGCCATTACCACCATTAGTCATATTTGAATCGGTTAGTTTACGCCTAGTTTGCACATCATCGGAATACTCCAAATCACAAGCTCGGCATTTCATTCGGCAGGTTCTGGAACTAGCCTCTACGTCTACCTGTCCTTCGCTAGTTGTTATCATTTCAAACTTAATACCTTCAAACTCAAACGGTTGCTGTTCTCCACAATCGCATTTCCAGCTAAAGAAAGCCATATCGGATTTCTGCCATTCAACATCAAATGCCGAATCAGCATAGCCTCCCTGCGATACGAGATAAACCTTCCTATTCCAGCGGTTGTGATGCCTAGCTAAGAACTCGCGGATTAACTCATCTTGCCATTCCCATACCTCATCCCCGTAAAGCCATCTAACCGACTTCTCTTGGAAGTTAGCCAAGTTAGCCCCGCCTAGAATCAAAGGCATATGCGGAAAGATAATTTCCAACTTGCGGCTAGCGTGTCGGTCTTTGGGGAATAGGTCTTTAACGTGTTGCGATGACATCAAAGCTGGTTTAAGCCTAGTCTCACCCCAGAACTTAGCTGATTCGTTCGTTTGCGATGCGTATAGAAACGCTCCAGGATTCTCCGAAACTACATAAGGTATCAAAGCCTCTGCCATAGTTGACTTACCAGATCCAGTTGGGGCTACAATAACCACCTGCCTAGTATCAAAGTCTCCAGCACATTCCAAAGGTGCTTTCCACCACGGCGTTTGCTCTGGGTCAAATCTAGTTGACCTTTCGCTGTTTGAAATCTTGACGTTTAACGCAGCCCATTCCCACGGCTTTAGATCCGTAGGCGGTCTAAACCCCTGCCTAGCTCCAGTTATTAGCTCAGATATCGCTCGTTCGTTCACTCAATCTCCTCGTCCGTGGCAAGTTGTTTTTGAGCATAAATCTCATCCATTCCCTCACTTAGTTTCTGAAGAATATCGATAACCGTTTCTCTAATTACCCCGTGTATCTTCGGTTCTGGTAATCCTGCAATCAACGGCGGCAAGTCGGATGTCATTTTAAGAAACTCAGCACGAGCTGCACTAACTATCCTCGTTACAGCCTCTTTAGCGTCTCCAATACTAATCAATTCACCAGCCCGTTGTGCTAGTTCTAGCTTTTTAATGGCTACCTCAACCTCGATTTTCTGGCATTGGAGCGTTTCCTTGTCGGCTCGCGGCTTTAAATGGTTGAATCCTGCGTCTGGATTAGATGCAAACCATGCCCTCCAAGCCTCTAAATCTTCCTTGCCATCAATCTTATCTGGCACATCCCTGCCCGTTTTACGCCATTCATGGATGGTTTTTTTGTTCAAACCGAATAATTGGGCGAGATGGGTCACGGTAACTAGCCCGTCATCTGGAGTCGGTTGCTTGGGGTAATTGGGATTAACTGGCTTCATTTTAGGTCATGTTACGGTTACACTAACGCAAATTAGTTGCATAAAGAAAGCACGGGGGACTGTGTCCGACAAGTAATTTCTAACAAATGTAGGGTTCCCACTATGGGTGTCCCATGTGCTAATGCTCTATATCCCTTATAGAATAAGGCTTGTAGCGTGTTGGTTTTGTTAGATACTGTTAGATTCATGTCTAAGTTGGTAAGTTATTGTTTTATTCTAGCTCAACCATAGGTGGGGTATCAATACCTTTAAGCCTATCTAAGATAGGTTTAGCAGTCTTAACAGTATGATCTATGAGCAATGTCTTTAGGCTAGGTATATCCGCCTGTTGCTTACTATGCCAATACTTAATCTGCCTAGTCTCTACCTGTTTAATCTCTATCTGTCCTGTTATCCTAGCCTTTAAGAACTGATCGGCTTTAGCTGTAATCTCTCTGTTATGTAGCGTATCGTATTTATCCCGCTCGGATTGAGGTGTATCAATCCTGCGTTTATAAGCACCGCGTTTAGAGTTATTAGAAGCCATTAAATATACCTCTTATATTTCTAAGTATAACTACCTTGTCAAGCCTGTAATCTGTTAGGTGGTGGTTTATTCTATCTCATCCATCCAGACAGCTAGCTTAGTAGTCTTATCTTGGTGATTCTTTACTAGTAATACCCGTGGTTTTGTATCGCTACCAGAATCGTTTAAATGAGCGTGTAGCAGCCCCATCTTCTTAGATCCGTGATCGATTGGTATTTCGATAATGGATTTAAAATGCGTTTCTAGCGGTAGGTCATACTGCTCGATATCAAATCCCTGCTCATAAGCTAATGTCTCGGCTGGGTATTCCTTGATAATATCGATTATCCTGGTTGGTTTCTTATCCCATAGAGGCGAGTTATTCCAAGCCTGATAATCCCTAATTCTATTCCAACTGCCTTTGCTCATATCGTATGTAACATTAGTGGTTTTCTCTTATTGCGAATCTGCTTACGGCAGAACTGAGCGTTATCCATCGGGTAGTAAGTAGCCCAGATAACGAATAGATTAGCCGAATGGTCATATTCTAGCTCGTATTTAGGTCGCTTGGATTCGTTACGCATTAGCGTATATGGTTCAGTATTAAGCCTATTCGTTGCGGTTTCGGCTAGTTCTCGCTCGTTTGATCTATATTCGTTTAGCTTGTGTCTCATAATGTTAATTTAATTTAGAACAGGTCGCATCACGGAACGCTATCGCGTCCGTGTGCTTGGCTGTTGTCGGAAGAATCATCCTCCTCGATGTATGGCGTTTCGGTTAGCAGCTTACCGCAGCCGGGGCAGTAGCGGAATTTTTGCGCCGAAGGCGGCCATCCTCCATCGAATCCGAAGGCGATCCCGCACTCGCTTTCCCAATATCTGTCCTCATTTTCTTTCCAGTCGCAGCAACCGTTTTTCACGATCTCATGCACCGGAATCCAAAGGTCGTCATCGTCGGGATGTCCTTCGGTTACAATGTCGCCACAGCGTTGGGCAACCGACAACAAGGCGTGTCTGGGCAACCCGCCATCTGCGGCCAGTTCAAGTTTTGGGGTATCACTCATTTTCTTTCTTCGTTGGAGTTTTATTGTCGGCGGGTGCCAGCACATTGGCGTTCTCAGAATGGCACGTCGTCAAAGTCATCGTCATTAACTGGCGCGGTCGGAGTCGGAGCGGGTTTGCTAACCTCATCAAAGCCGAACTTGGTTTTTCCGTTGCCAATATAAGTCTTACGGGTTTTTGCCTCTCTATCTTCTTTCGATTGGGATATATTCAGGCTTACGTTATTGCCGAATTTATCTTCTTCGTCGTTAATCCAAATATCTACGGCTAGGTATTTCTTTCCGTTCGTATGGGATTTAATTACTTCTTTCGGTATATCCGAAACACAAATGCTGGCGTGTATTAGTTTACTCATGGTCTTGGTTTGTTAGGTTTGTATATGCGTGGATTGTGCCTATTGCGGCTAATGCTAGTGCGGTTAGAGTTGTTAGTAGTGTGATGGTTTTCATCGAGTCGGTTTGGATTGAATCAGTTAGGTTGATTAACGCAAGCTCTTTTTTCAGAAATCTTTTTTAGGCTTATTCTTAGCCTTTTGTGGCTCTTCGTATACGCCATAGACGAATTTAACCTTATCCTTATCAAATAAGAGTGGTAGCTTGTAACCCGCGTTTCCGTTGTGGCGGTCTTTGGTTATCAAAATATGCTTGTGGTGCTTGTAATTATCGCTTTTTTTGTCCTGTTCTTGAACGATTGATAGCGTCCAATCCGAATCCTCCTCAATAGCCCTAGCGTGTTTCGTCTCGCCCTCGCTATTTTCTTGGGATAGAACGCAAATAAAGATATTTAGCTGGGTAGCTAGTTCCTGGAGCGAGTTGGATATACCCATCATTTCCTGCTCCTTGCTTTGTCCTTTCTCGGCATTACGAACGATTTGGACATAATCCATAAAAACTACCTTAATTCCGTTCTTTCTTACCATAGCACGAATAGTTGAGCATATCGTTTGGATCTTTCGACTAGGTGGTTGGACGAAATAAAAGCCACCAGCTATGATCTTTTTAACTGAAGTAGCGATAGCGGTAGTTTCCTCCTTAGATACATCCGTTCTATTATTAAGCTGTGCGTATGCTTTCGGGTCGGATATAGCCATTCCGTCTAGCTTGGATACTTGTATAATACAGCGACTAAATGCGGCTTCTTTAGTTCCCTCCAAGAACATATAGAGACACGGCGTTTCTGGCGATGCTACGTTAGACATAATCTGGGTAGCTAGGGTAGATTTACCACCCGATGATCTAGCTGAAATAACTCCCATCATTCCTAGATGTAATCCTCTTAGCTTCTGATCTATCTCATAAACGCCCGTTTGTATACCCATTGGTATCTTTTCGCCAGATAATAGCTTTTGATAGTTGTTATACCATTCTTCAGCTATCGCCTTAGTATCTAGTGCTGGTTTCGAGCCTGTAACGATCTCCTGTATCTCATTAGCGACTTGGTTGGCTAAGTTGACCAACTCATCTGCTTCTGGGGATTGATACGCTAATTCGTCTATACTAGTCGCGGCTTTTATTGCCTGGCGACAAGCGTATTTAATCCGTAGCGTTTCAAGATGGCTAGCAAAATGACTAGGCGAGGGTTGATAGGTATAGACCTCGGTAACGTATGCCATGCCGCCAACAGCTTCTAACTTACCCTCATCGAGTAGCAACTGATAAAGCCCGACTAATTCGACTGCACCGACCAATTCAACCTGTTTCGCCATAATGACGTGTAATAGCCTGTTTTGCGGTAGGTATAGCCATTCATTAGTAAAATCTAAGCAATCGTGCCACATATCTGGATATTGCATCAAAACACTTAAAATTGCTTTTTCAGCTCCTACTGAATGAGGCATGGTTGTTATTGTGTCATTATTATTCATTTATGTATTCCAATTTTTATTTAAAAACATGATTACTGTATACAGAATCATAAAAGTAATCATATACCCATTGTTTGTATTTGGGGTTATCTGGTTGTAAACATTTAGCATTTTTTATAGTATCTAAGTTTCTATAAAATGAGGGAGAAAATGCCCACTCAGTCCTTTTATCTGCTAATCTCTGCTGTATTTGCCTATTAGCTACAAAAGTTCTCAATGTGTGATCTAGTTGTGATATTTCTTCATCAGACCATGATGCGTCTCTTTTGAATTTTTGAGCCTTTTTAATGATTTGCTCACGGGTAAACATTACCCTCTCAATGAAACTTGAAAAATACTTATTCGAAAGAACTGAATTACAGTTACGGCAAGAATAAGTTCTAATTCCTCTCGAATCGTCAGATCTAGACCTTTTTCTGTCAATATATTGAGATAATGGGATAACGTGATCAATTTCTGATGGTATATCTCCGCAGTATGTGCATAGATTAGGACTGCCAAATATAAAATTTGGCATTTCCATTTTTTCATCTAAATGACTCATATAATCTATTTTTTAGTGTTTTTTCGCATATGCCCGTGCCTTGTCTAATTCACCTAGCCAGTTATTGAGTAGAGTTGATAGCGTAGTCCTGCGGTGTAGTTTTTCGTTTTCGGTTTCCTCGGCTAAGTAGAATTGTTCCATTCCGTCTAGTTGAGCCTCTCCGCGTTCCATTTGGTCGATAGCGTCAAAGGTTTCTTTCTCTTGGATAGTCCATTTCGTTTCTGGTCTACGTCCGAACCATGAGTTGATGCGTTGCATGGTTTCCGTATTACAATCGACCGTTTGATTTTTAGGTTTCCTAGTCTTAGACTTTTTAACCGTTCCCCCTTGGGGGTTAGGGGGTATATTATTATCTGCTTCTGCTTCTGCTTCTGCTTCTGCTTTGTCGGTTTGGAGCGTTACGGTAGCGTTACGGTGCGTTACGGAGGCGTTACGCTCGCGGTGACGTTGCTGGCGTTTAGTATTAGCGTCTTTCTGGTCAGCCAAACTAGCCATTCTCCTATATTTGGCGTGGTTTAAAAGCTCCCATCCGCCGTCAATCTTGCATATTCTACGCCCCTCGTTATCGGGAGTTCTCGAATAAATATCGGGAGAAAGGAATTTTTCGATAGCATTTTCTGCATCTTGAACTGATACCCCCGCTAACCTTGCAAGACCTGGAATACTTCCTTGAACCTCTCCGTTCTGGTCTGCAATGGCTAGCATGGTAATCCATACGATTCTGGTTTTATCATCCTCTGTCCAAATGGTTGAAGTGATGATTGAGTTAAATAGCTTTGTATAGTTTGGCATGGCGTTACTGTAACGGTTTAGCGTTACAAGGTAAAGTCTTTTCTGTTAGATTGTCAAAATATTCAAACGTAACCAGATCGGACATATCGGGCATGGGCGGCATTGGGCAAAGCCGCTCAAATGCCCTGTGATGCGATTCGCCACGCTTGGCTTGCATCTTAGCCGCATGGTTACGCGCCACGTCCTCTAATGCTAGGTTTAGCTGGTTTGTGACTTTTCGTAGTAGCTCTGTTAGGTCTGCGTTTTCTTTTAGTAGTTCGTCGTAGGTTTTCATATTTAGAATAGGCTGAGTTGAGATTTAGCGTTTTTAAGGTTCTGAACGGCTTGTTTGAAATATGATTCCTTTAGCTCGCTACCAACAAATCGACGGTTTAGAGTTAGTGCGCCGACTCCCTCGCTACCAATGCCAGTAAACGGGCTAAAAACTAGATCGCCCTCATTACTCCATAATTCCACGGCACGTTCGATAACGTCCAGCTGCAAAGGGCATACGTGCTTCTCATCGGCGTGATCTCGTGCGCCTTCCTTATTTAATACACGCCCTTGGTCAATAGTCATCCATACTGGAGAAGCTACCTCTTGCCACCAATCAACTGGGTATTTAGTGCGGTCTTTAACTACTGGCTTTGGATTGTCTCCAATCTTACGGAATACCAGTAGATAATCAGGTGCGCCGACTCTAGAGTTAGATGAGTCCGTGCATAGCGTTTTATGGAGTAGCCCGTGCGCCTTAGTGCGTTGCATTTCGGTTACGGGTGATTTCCAGATGGTTACTCGGCTATGAAGTGTGAATCCATGTTTCCAAAACATACGGATGATTTCGCCGCTAAAGTCTTGAAATCCGATATATCCGTGTTTCCATTTAGTGGCGAGTAGATCGACGCAATGCACGGCAACCTCGCGACCTGGAACCATGATCCGTTGTAGTTCTTCAATCAATACTCCAAAATGCTGATTGAACTCCTCTAAGTCATTACAGTTACCCATATCTTGCAAGTCGTCGCTGTATGTAAATAGATCGGCAAATGGCGGGGAGAATACGCAAAAGTCGATTGTTTCTGATTCGATGGTTTTAGCTACCCTGACGCAATCGCCGTGGTGAACCATCCATCCGTCTCCTGATTCTGTGTTAATGTCTGTTTTCATAGTTAGTGTTTTGGGATTGTTTTCTTTAAATGCAATTGCAGCGATTTTCATTTTATCCTGCATTT